TACTCAGCAACAGGGTGAAGCAACTATTACACATTGGGCAAATGCTACAGCAGACAAAACTTACGGATATATCGTTGTCGGTTGAGTTCCGATACATACCAGTCGATCAACTAAGGAACTGGTGGGGGACTATTAAGCCGGGATTAGAGAAGGTAAAGACTCGGAGTCCTGAGAACTGGATTGTTGAGGACGTTTACACGGACTGTTTTAACCAGAAGGCTATGCTGTGGGTGGTGTTAAAGAACCAGCGATTTGCGGGGTTCTTTATCTTGCAGCCGATGGGTAATGAGTGTCATGTATGGGCTGCTTGGACGTTAGAAAATGATTATCAACTGGTAGATTCAGGGTTAAAATACATAAAAGACATGGCTCGTCAAGCAGGGATGAAATACCTGACGTTTTCGAGTCATAGGCATGGATGGCAGCGTAGGGCTAAGGCTTTAGGTTTCCGTCCTAGACGATGGATTTGCGAGGTGTGATATGGGTGGCGGCGGCGGAACTACAGTAAATAAAACGGAACTTGATCCGGAATTTAAGCCGGATTTACGCTTCCTCATAAATGAGTCTAGAAGGCTATATGAGGGCATGGCTCCTCCTCCTGAGAGTTTGGCTGTTGGTCCATCAGCAGAGACTCAGCAAGCTCTCCAGATGGCTCAACAACGAGCTATTGCAGGTTCTCCGCTACTGCGGGCTGGTCAGGAAGAACAACTGGCTACGATTCAAGGTCGGGGGATTAACCCATTCCTAGCGGGTGCTGCTGAGGCTCTATATCGTCCTACGACAATGGCTGGTCAAGAGGCTATTCGAGGGCTTCAGTCTGAGGCATCATCCAGAGGGCGTTATGGTTCTGGAGCCATGTCACAAGCAGCAGAAAGAGCAGGTTATGGCATTAGTCAGGGGCTTGGTGATGCTTATAAGCAACTAGCATATAGCTCGTCTGAAGCAGAACGCGCTCGTCAAGTTGCTGCATCTCAACTAGCTCCTACTCTTGGTGCTGCTGATTACAGCGATATTGAAAAATTGCTAAGAGTTGGTCAAGGCAGAGAGCAATATCAACTGCAAGATATTCAAGGTCGATTGGCTGCTGCTGACATTCCTACTCAGAGATTGCAACGTGCTGCTAATGTAATCTATGGTGCGCCATTGGAAACGACGACGACTTCTACTCCGCAGGGAGGTAAATAATGGGCGATCCGGTAACTATGGCGATGATTGGTGCTGGCGTAGGTGCTATGACCAATCCTAGAAAGCCTCTACAGGGTGCGTTGTTAGGTGGTGCGTTAGGTGGTTTTGGTGGTGCTGCTGCAACTGGATTTAAGGCTGCTGGTAGTGCTGGAACTGCTGGTCTAGCTGGTGGTGGTGGCTCAGGAATGTTTACGGCTGGAACTCAGTTAGCTAATCCCGCTGCCTCTGGTACTTATTTCGCAGCAGGAACACCCGCAGCAGCAGGATCACTACAAGCAGGTGGGAATGCCGTAATGAATGTGGGTCAGACTGCGATAGGCACTAGTCCTACATTTATGGAACAAATGAGGGGTGGACTTCAGGGTCTTGGTCAGTTTAATCGTGAAAACCCTATGGTCGGTCAGGTAGGTTCTAGTGCGTTCCAGAGTTTGAATCAGCCTCAACCTATGGCAGCAGCACCTACACCGGGATTGTTGAGAGGTACTCCATCTCAGGAACAGCCTCAGCAGTATGCGATGGCAATGCCACAAGTTAGTCTCATCTAAGGTGACGTATGGCTATTGAAGATTTTCTCTCTAAGTTACCTAAAGTCTTTGGAACGACTCCAGAGGTTTATCGTGGGCTATTAGATGCTCCTGAACGGGCTTCTTTAGAAAACAGAGCAAACATTGGCGGCTTGCTAGGCTTTGCTGGTGCATTGGCTCAAGGAATGAGTCCACAAGGATACCGTCGTAGTGCTGCTCAGAACATTCTTACTGCGCTAGGTGCTGGTTATGGTGCTGCTGGTCAGACTTACGATGCTGGTCTGAATCAGGTCAGTAATGTAATGAAGTTGGCTCAGGCAAAGCGTCAAATTTCTGGTTTGGCTGCAATGAAAACGGCTAATCCTGATATAGCTTATCTTGCTGATGTTAGTCCTGATGAATTTGTACGTCTTGTATCTGCTCGTGAGAGAGCAAAAAGGTATGGGCTTTTGACTAATCCTAATGCTGCTCCTAGTGCTGCTACTAATGCTGTGCCTAGTGCTGCTCCTGCTGTTGTTGAGCCTCCTGCTCCTGCTGCTCCGGCTGGTCTAATGGCTTCTGATGGTGGTGGATTTTTGGGTGGCGGTTACGGTAGCGTTGGAACAGGTACTGTTCAACCAGCACCTGCTGCCCCTCCTCCTGCTGTTACGAGTCCTGCTGCTCCAGTACTTGCGCCTAGTGCTGCTACTCCTTCCGCTACAAAAAATATTTTAGTAAGTCCTGAAGATCAAGCAAAATCAGATCGCCTATATGCGGCTGCTGTTGAGGCAGACTTATATGGTGATAAAGCTATTGGGGATGAGTATAGAAGGCAAGCTAAGATTTTGAACCCCGATGAAACCATCACATTTAGAGATGGGTATTTAGTTTCTAGTCGGCGTGGCGTATTAATGAAAGTCTTTGAAACTAAAACTTTGACTCCAGAAGAATCTACTTCATTGCGGTTGCCTACAGATAGAGGACAAGTTTATCAGCGTGATCCTAGTGGGAAAATCTCTAGGATTGAGGGTACTGAGTCTACTGAGTTGGATAAAGCACAACTTATTAAGACATTGCCGGGGCAGTTTACGAATGTTTACCCGACACTCCAGAATAGAGCAAATAACCTTATTGCTAGATCCTCAACATTGACTAGAGATCAGATCAATGAAGAAACTAAGGCTATCCTAGATGCTGATTCTAAGATTCTTGCTGATCTTGACCCTAAGTTGCAAGCAGCAGAAATGGCACGACGTAAGGCTAGTGCTACTGTTCTTTATCCTCCGGGTGCTGTAGTTCCGGGTAAAGAGGGTTCAAATATTGTTGATAAGGAACTGCTGACACTTGGTGCTGGTCGTATGCAGTTGCAAGGGATTGCTCAAAAGTTTGATCCTAAGTATTTGACTGCGCCTTTCAAATTAAAAATGAAAGCTCTTGGTACACAAGAATATCTACTTGGCAAATTGCCACCAAAAGATCAAAAAGAACTAAGTGCCTATGCTGCATTTACTCAAGATGCTTATGGTCGTTTGAACTCTTATATTAACGAGGTTACTGGTGCTGCTGTAGGTTCTGGTGAGGAAGAAGCTCGTATTCGTAAGGGTGTTCCAGACCCACAGAAAGATAGCCCAACTGAATTCCTGTCTAAGTTGCGGAACAAGATTCAGGAAGGTCGTTTGTTTGAGGCTCGTCTTGCATACATTAAAACAAAAGGGTTGAAGAAATTAACTGATGTAAAAGTTGATGATATTCCTAGACTGATGAAAGAAAGAGAAGATCAGATTTTTAGAGAAAATAAATTTGATCCAAAGAATAAAGATCATGAGGAAATTGTCAGAAGGGTATTGGCTAAAGAATTTGGATTACTGGAGTAATCATGGGCGCTACGGAAGAACTGCTTTACTCGTTTCCAGTAAGAAAATCATCAGATCGAGTAAGTGTTACGGATCAGTTGCTTTATGGGGATAGGGCTACGTCTGGTAGACAGGTAGGTACTGGTGAATTTGCTCCGATAGAGAAGCCTCCTGTAGCTATTTCAGAGCCTTCTATGGGTGCTGGTGCTTTGACATCGTTCATGGCTGGTGTGCCTACAGATAAACAGGCTGCTATTCGATTCTTTGCCCAACGTCGAGGTATTCCAGAGAACCGTTATCAGGTCATTGGTGGCGATATTGCGTATCAGGCTGATGATGGCAAGTTCTACAAGGAAGTCTCTGGTGTATTGCCTAACATTGCTTACTACACACCGGATGTATTGGAGATGGCTCCAGACGTAGCTGCTGGTGTGGCTATGGCTCCGGTAGCTATTTCTAGCCCTGTTGGTACTGCGGCTGCTGCTACAACGGTTGGTAGTGTAGCGGCTGGTACTAACATCATCCGTCAGAAGATTGCTGAACGTCTAGCGGGTCAGGAATTTGACGTATCTCAGCCGATTATTGCTGGTCTATTATCTGGTGGTGCTGAGTTGGCTCCTGCTATTCGTAAGGGATTTGTAGAGCGTAGAACAGCTAGAGATATTGCTCAGGTTAATCCAAGCGTTGTTCAATCCTTGCGGTCTAAGGCTGGTAAATACAACATTCCATTGACTCCGGGTGAGTTGACTGGTCTATCGTCATTGCTAGGTCAGCAGAAGGTCATCGGTAACGCACCAGATTCTTCTGTAAAGATGCAGAAGTTCTACAAGGAAAGAGAAGCTAAGGTACAGAGTGCCGTAGATGACTATTTGGGTACGCTTTCTCAGGTTGAAGATGCCGCTATTGCTGGTAACAGGGGCGTTGCTGCGTTAGAGGAGCAAAGACGTAAGCTAATAGCTGATCGTGAGGCTGCTACTGAACCTATCTATACGGCAGCGTTTGAGCGTTCTGTGCCTGTTGATACTGCTCCTGTGCTGAACCAGATCGACAATATGCTAAAGACTCAGCCATCTAACGGTCGTGCTGCTGGATACCTACGCAAGATTAAGGACTTACTGCAACGTCCAGAGATTGATGTTGATGGCAATGAGCTAAAGACATTAATGCCAGAGAATAGGTTGCCAAATCTGCAAAACTCTAAGTTTGAGATTGACGCAATGTTCAAAGAAGATGCGTTTAGCTCTTTGGATAAGACTGTTCAGGCAAAACTATCTGCCATTAAGGAAAACTTGCTTACCCAAATGGGCAAGGATAACCCTGCTTACATTGAAGCGAATAGGGCATTTGAGCGTTTTTCTCAGCCTCTCAATGAGTTCAACGAGCGTATAACGGGCGTTTCCTTGATGCAGATGTCACCAGACAACATCAAGAACTTTTCAAATAGGATATTTGCTAATCCTAGTCCGGGAACTATCCAGTACGCTAAGAAGCAGATTATTGCTGGTGGTGGTGAGGAAGCATGGAACGCAGTTACTAGGGCTTTCCTAGAGGAACAATGGACACTTGCTAAGAAACCTGCAAAGACTCAGCAGGGAGCTAAGTTAGATACCGGAAATACTTGGCAAAACATTATCATTGGTGATCCGAAGCAGATGAAGGCTATGCAAGCAGCTTTGTCACCGGATCAGTTCAAGGCATTGCGTGACTTGGCAGAAGTCCTAGAGGCTGCTGGTAGGGCTAAGAAACTAGGCTCTGATACAGCGTTTAACCAGTTGATTAACGAGGAACTGTTTAAGAATCCTCCGGTTACTGGCGTAACGACTGGCATTGCTAGAACTGCTGGCGTTGCGTTACAGCCGTTGAACTGGGGCAAGATGATTTCTGATTGGGCAATTCGGCGAGATGCTGCTGCAAATGCAGGAAATATTGCTAACATAATCACAAGTCCAGACGGTATTAACAGGCTTAAGGAATTGCGTCAGATGTCACCTACTTCCGCTAAGAGATGGGCTGGTACTGCTCAGTTGTTAGCTGATTACGGAATACTAGAAAGCAGGGAATAATCATGCCAAAAGACAAAGTTAGCGAGTGGAGTTCTACGGCTGCAAACAATAGCGATGTGGGTGGTATCAACATCGCTGAAGGCATGGCTCCTAGTGGGGTAAACAATGCCATGCGTGAAATCATGGCGCAGATCAAGGATATGCAAGCCGGTACAGACGGAGATTACTTCGTTGTCGGAGGTGCATTTACCGCTACTGGAGCCGCTACGTTCAGCAGCACGATGTATGTTGCTAACCTTGCTACATTTAACAATAACGTAACTATCGGCGCATCGACTACGAATAGTCTGACGCTAAATGCGGCTACGATTGTTGCTCCTTCTGCACTAACGGTAAGCAGTACAGGGGCTATTAAATTGCCTTCTGGAACTGATGCACAACGTCCTACGGCTGCTGCTGGTCAGATTCGATATAACACCGATGCGGGTCGATTTGAGGGCTATACGACAGCATGGGGTGGTATTGGTGGTGGTGCTACAGGCGGTGGAACGGATGAAGTATTCCAAGAAAATGGCAATACTGTTAATACAAGTTATACAATTACGACAAATAAGAACGCTATTTCAGCAGGGGATATAACTATTGCCTCTAGTGCAACTGTGACTGTTCCTACTGGTTCGCGTTGGATAATCGTGTAAAAGGATCAAATCATGGCTTCTTTAGTTCTATCAGGCGATACATCCGGCTCGATTACGGTATCTGCTCCAGCGGTTGCGGGTAGTACGACACAGACGCTGGTGAATGTCACAGGTACGTTAGCACCGATTGTGAGTGGTACGGCGGTTGCATCAACCAGCGGAACCAGCATTGACTTCACAGGCATACCGTCGTGGGTAAAGCGGATTACGGTGATGTTTCAGGGCGTAAGTACGAACGGTTCTTCCGGCATACTGATTCAAATTGGCGCGGGTTCCATAACAAGCAGCGGTTATTTGGGAAGCGGATCGTCAATTGCCTCAACTGTTGGCTCTAGCAACTACACAACTGGCTTTGGTATAGGGCAAAGTACCCAAACCGCAGCTTTTGTTCGTCATGGCATGGCATCTTTAGCTACACCGGCAAGTAATATTTGGTTTTTTAATGGGCTACTTGGGCAAAGTGATGCAGGGCAAACGCTTATTGGCGGTGGAACGCTTGCACTTGGCGGCACCCTCGATCGCGTCCGCATCACCACAGTCAACGGCACAGACACCTTCGACGCTGGCACAATAAACATCCTTTACGAGTAAGAGGTAAATCATGGCTGGAACTGTTGTCGCAGATACGCTACAAGCCGCTAGTACTAGCACCTTAGTGCTAAAGAACGGTGTAGCTAATACGCCTCCTACGATTCAGGATAGTGCTGGTACGCAGATTGGTACGTTCTGTCTGGCGTGGGTGAATTTTAATGGTACGACTGTTACGAACCCTGCTTCGATGACTGGTGTTCGCGGGTCGTTTAATGTATCGAGCATTCTGGATAACGGCACAGGTGACTATACGGTGAACTTTACGAATGCGTTGCCTGATGCAAATTATTCTTTAGTTGCTACTACTGAAATAGTTCCGACTTCAAGTTCTACAAGAAGTGGTTATACATTTGGCATAAAATTTGGAACAACACCAACCGCAAGTAGTGTTAATTTATTGTCAAAAACCGGCTCAAATACCGCTGCTAATGCAGCAGAGATAGACACAAATTACGCAAATGTTGCTGTTTTCCGCTAAAGGATAAATCATGAACCAACGAATAATTTTTCCTAACGACAATGGCGGCGTGTCGATCATTGTGCCAATCGAATCGTTTGAACTAGCCATGCGTGACATTCCTAGCGGAAAGCCGTACCTAATCGTTGACGCTGCTGACATTCCGACAGACCGCGAGTTCCGTAATGCGTGGACTGCTGACTTTACTGGTGCAGAGGTGAAAGCATGATTGTTATCGACCTAGACAAAGCCAAAACCCTGACCAAAGATCGGCTTCGTGCTGAACGCACACCACTCCTAGCTGCTCAGGATGTGCTATTCCAACGAGCCTTAGAGTCGAATAGCGACACCGCAGCGATTGTGGCTGAGAAGCAGCGTCTACGCGACATTACCAATCAGGTAGATGCTTGCACGACTACCGATGAACTAAAGGCACTATCGTGTGCTGTGGTTGCTGAAGTAGTGCCAGAGCCTACACCAGAGCCTGTAGTGGAACCTACGCCTGAGCCAGTAGCAGAGCCTGAGCCTACACCTGAAGGAGAAGCATAATGACTGTCACGATTAACGGTAGCGCAGGGGTTACCACGAACAGCGGTGCGGTGTATGACAGCTTGCAGAGAGGTACTGCGGTGTCTGCATCCGGTACGTCGGTGGACTTTACGTCGATCCCTAGTTGGGTGCGTCGGATTACGGTGATGTTGAGTGGGGTTTCATTAAGCGGAACTTCTAACTATGTGTTTCAGATAGGTGCTGGAAGTATTGCCAATACTGGTTATCTTTCAGGAGCAGCAAGTGTTTCTACAACAACGTCAAGTACAACAAATGGATCTAACGCTGTAACTACTTATATAGTGACTGGTGGTTATACCAGCACAGCAGCTAGTGTTGCATCAGGTCATGCCATATTTACAAACATTAGTGGAAATACTTGGGTTGCTACTGGAATTTTGTATGTGGATGGTGCTGGTCGCATGGCATATTTCGGCGGCAATATAACTCTTTCTGGCACTCTAGATCGAGTCCGCATCACCACAATCAACGGCACAGATACCTTCGACGCTGGAACTATCAACATCATTTATGAATAGTCATGGATAACCTAATCTCACAATTTGTCGTAGGTCTTGGTGGTATTGGTGCTGGAGCTTGGGCTATGTACCAGAAGATCAAGGCTGATAACCGTAACAATCATGCTGCTGACGTTACTGGTGCTGCTTGGGAACAAATAGTTACGGCTTTGCGCGATGAAGTATCACGTTTGTCAGAGCGTTTGTCTGCTGTCGAGGAACAAAACCGTAAATGCGAGGAAGCTAACCATGCCTTGCATAACGAAATCATTAGCATGAAGAAACAGCTACACCTATTCTGATGTGATCGATCCTGCGAGTATAGCTCTTGCTTATAAGGCTTGTACCACAGCAATCGACCTCGCCAAGAAAGGCGTAGACCTTTACAAGCAAATAAAAAATACTGGAAATGACGTAAGTGGCGTATTAAAGGACTTAAAGGAACAATATAACAAGATCGTTGATCCTAGTCCTGAGCAGAAAAAACAATATAACGAAGAAGTTAAGAAGGTTCAGGAAGTAGCCAAGGCTGTACCTGATGATGTGCTTAACGATATTTGGTCTAACCTTGGTAACTTTATTGACCAGTACGAAGCATTAGCAAAGATATACATCCAGAGTGAGGCTGAGGCTAAAGAAGTCTATAGGGGTGATTTATCGTTAGGTCGTAGGGCATTAGAGCGTATTAGATTGGAATCTAAGCTCAACGAGATGCTGGCTCAGGTAAGGGAACAGATGGTCTATAACACGCCACCAGAGTTAGGGTCAGTATGGGCTAGGTTTGAGAAGGCATGGACTGATATACAGAATGAGCAAGCCGAAGCACTAGCGATAGAGACGAGAAAGATTCAGGCGGCTAGATGGCAACGAAGAAGGGCGATAAATCGTCTCAAGGCGCGTCTGATTTACGTTGGGGCAGTCGTGTTTACGGTAATGTGGGCAACGGGTCTACTGTGGCTAGTAACGAAAAGCGCGATTCAGAGGACGTACCTTGGTCTTTGATTACAGTAGTCCTAGCTGTGATCTTAATGTTCTTTATCGTAATGCCTGTACTAGCATTTATGTACTACGATATGTATTATGCAACTCAAGCAGCCGTTATTGAGGTTCGCAAGATGAAAGAGTTACGCAAAGAGATACAGATTGAGAGGATGTACAGTAAATGATAACTCTGGCACAGTTCAAAAAGTTTGCTCCTAACACCAAGTATCCGCAGCAATGGTATGACGCACTCTTTAGCAAGCAGGATGAGCTAGGAGGTAAGTCTCTGCTAGAGGAATACGAGATCAACACACCTAAACGAGTCGCTGCTTTCCTAGCCCAATGTGGTCACGAATCCGGTGGATTTGTCTTTGTCACAGAGAACCTGAACTACTCTGCATCAGGTCTACAGCGGGTATTTCCTAAATACTTTCCTACCCATGAGATTGCCAAGCAATACGAGCGCAATCCTAAGAAGATTGCCTCGAAGGTCTATGCTGATCGTATGGGTAACGGTGATGAAGCCTCTGGTGATGGGTTCAAATTCCGTGGTCGTGGGATTTTGCAGCTAACGGGCAAAAATAACTACTTTTGGTTTGCAGCTAGCCTAGAGATTACGCCTGAACAAGCTGTTGACTATTTGGAAACATTCGAAGGAGCCTGTCAGAGTGCTTGCTGGTTTTGGAGTGAGAATAAACTCAATCGATTCGTAGATGCAGATGATTTTAAGGGCTTAACTCGCGCTATTAATGGCGGTTATATAGGCTATGAGGATAGGAAACATCATTATGAGATTGCTTTGTCTATGTTTGGTTCTAGCTCTTAGTGGCTGTGATAGGTTCCGTTATCCCTGCCAAGACCCTGAGAATTGGGAAACTAAGCAATGCCAGAGACCCTATTGTTCGGCAACAGGAACCTGCCCGGATCAGTTGACTAAGCCAGAGGAAATTAAGGATGAACCCGCTAAAGTTGATAAGCCAGTTCCTTGCAATGACGCAGGAGCAGCACGATGCCGTAATTAAGTTCTGTATCGCTGTAACCTTCTGCTGTACGGTCATTATCATGGTCGGAGTATCGCTTTATAGCGTTGTGTTTGTAACGCAGCCTATGAACGGTATGGCTCCAGCGGATAAGCAGTTCTTCCTGATCCTATCTGACATGAGCAAGTATATTCTTGGCTCATTGGCAACGCTCCTAGCGGTCAAGGGTAAGGATGCTCTGCCTCAGTTTGTGCCACCTAATCTGTCCACAGAGAAGGAACGGTCAGATACGCCTACTCCACCAGCACCTAAGTCGCCTAGCCCTATACAAGCCCGTATAGAGCCTTCTATAGCCCCTGTGACGAGCCTTAAAGAGAAACCCGAACAACCACCTCACCCGGAGATCACATGATTATCTACCTACGCATGGCTGTTACCGTTCTGCTAAGTGCTTTCTTGGTGTTCCAGATTCATGCTGCCGAGACTAAAAAAGTCTGTCACGTTGAGAAGGTTAAGGGTGGTAAAGAGAAAGAAGTCTGTAGAGAGGTTAAAGTCCATAAGAAGCTCGACTCGACCAAAATACCGTCTAAATGAATCCTTACTTTCTACTCGGTTCCTTGGTTGCCGTTATCGCGGCAGCAGGTGCAGGATATTTTCAGGGTTCAGAGCATGGTCAGGCGAAGATACAAAACTTGTGGGACAAGGAAAAAGCCGCTCAATATGCGGAATATGCCAAGGGTCAAGAAGCGGCTAGGGCGAAGGAACAGGAGCTACAGGCAAATGCAGACCGATTAAGACAGGAGAAAGACCGTGAAATCCGTGACCTTAATGCTAGGACTACTGCTCTCACTAACAGCTTGCAGCACCGTCCAAGCTCCTCCCAAGCAGGTTCCGTGTCCGGTTCCACCAGCACTAGACCCGGTATCTCAGGATGTTCTGGAAAAGACCTTTTTAGAGAAGATGCAGAAAGTCTTGTCCAAATAGCAATAGAGGCTGATACCCTGAGACTCGCGTTGAAGCAATGCTATGCACAATATGACTCACTCAGAAAGTGAGTCCTGAGCCTCTGTAGCGATGCTAGAAGCCGTTTTTATTAGCTGGTCATAGGACAGACCACCCTTAGCAATTAAACCGCCCAAAGCGGCTGCAAAGAACAGGTTCCAGTCATAGTCTCTGGAAGGCTTAATCTCAGTTTCTTTGTTCCACTTAGGATCATCCGGGTTCTTTCTAGGTCTGCCCATTATTGCCCCCTTGCGCGGATAGCGGCACTTACATCGTTCTCAGGCATCTTCAAAAGCCACGCCATTACCTTCGCACACGCTTCGCGCTCTGCTTTTATTGCCGCAGGAAGAACACAGGCTTCAAAATCATCAAGCCCATCCTTATGCCCTTCTGCATACACAAGGGCGGCAAAGCGTCCAAGCGTTTCCCATTTCACAGGCTCCTGATCCCACGGCTTAGATATTCCAGCCTCCCGCGCCATGCGGATAATGTCTTCTGTGTTCATCCCTGTCCCCTTGCGCGGATACGGGCTAATAGCGTAACAAGAATGCAATAAGCCTCATCCTCAATTTCATCATTAATTTCAGCGTTAATCTCTTTCGCACACGCCTCGCGCTCCTCTGCTGCAACTAGCTTGGCAAACTTCTCAAGGTGGTTCGCATCCATAACTACGCCTAATGCCATCATCCCGTGAAATAACTCGTTATCTTGGATGATTCGGTTAATTTGCTCTTTGTTCATAATTTCCTCTGGCAACTAAATGCCTGAATATCTACTCTAAAAGCGTTAGCAAACTTACAATCTGACGCTATCCTAATCTCAGTCTGGATTGCTCCTACGTTATAACCAATTACGGCTAAAACAATAGCGACCATCGACTTAGCCCACCATGTATTGACCATAGCTATAACCTTTTGGAGTTCTTCAAGCATCTTTGACGAATACTCCTGTGGCATTGAGGTAGCCCTTTCTATCTTTAATCTGTTCGTATGCTGAAGCAAAGCATTGTTTCAGATCGACATCTTCAATAGCAGCCACCATAGTAAGACATACAAGAACGTCGCCAAGTCCATCGATAATTCCGTCACGATCTCGTTTGGTAATCGCATCTGCTAATTCCCCCATCTCTGAGAAAGCCTTGAGTAATTGAGTTTTACTATCTGAGTTCTGCACGATTCCTCTAGCCTCCCCCCATCTAACGACTTCAAGCTCCGTAGATTCATAGCTCATATCAATGCCTTAATCTCTTTCACAGGGATATCAAATGTCTCATGGACAATCAGGATAAACGCTGGCGTAATCGCTGTATGACCGTTCCTGATCTTGCTGATAGCTGGCGCACGAACACCCATAGCCAAAGCTAGATGACGGTCATTCTTAATGTTGAATCTCTCTTTCAGAAAATCTAACAGTTTCATGGTTTCCTCTTAGGTTAATCCTCGTCTTTCCGAGGTGTCCGCATACTCACAATCACGGGAGACAACACGAAGGAGGTCATTGCGTATGCTGCTAGGGTTACACGCCACCACTAGCTAGGCGTTAGGAGTAATCGCTGCGTCTAGTGGAATTCGTCGGTGCGCTAACATCGACCTAGTATCCGCTTTCCTCCATAAGGGTGAGGTACTCGCTTATCTATCCTTCCAGACTCACTTGTCTGTAAATAAGTTTTCCCCCGTAGATCAAAACGGCGTATCACTAAGATCATCATCCTCAAAATCATCTACAACCTTTTTACGAGCCTTAGAAGGCTTAGAGTCCTTTGGCTTAACCGCTAGAGAAAAGAACTTAGAACCGTCCTTCTTAGACTCTTTAAGCCAGCCTGAGAGCCAGTAATCCGTACCGTCAATGTTCAACTGACCACTATAGTCAGGATGACTGTCAGACTTCTTATTCAGGTTCTTACCTAGTGTTCCGCGATTCGTATTGTCGTATTCCATGTTTTATCCTTGAGCAAATTTCTTAATGGCTGATCGTTGCTTACTATCCAACTGTGACCAAAGTGCAGTTTTCCAGTCTGCATCTAGTTCCAGAGAATTGATGTACTCGACTGCATCTCCGACCTTATCCTTATGAATCATCATAATGATGTCAGCCGCATAGCTCTTAATCTCATTCTGAGATTGCTCGTCTAACGTATCGAATACGTCTTTGGTGACTGGTTTGGCTGATTTAGGCTCATCCTTACCAGTCGTAGCGTCTAGTGCATCGTGTTCACAGATCGCTAGAGCCATGACCAACAGATAACGAGTGATATACGTTATCGATGCTCCGAGGTTCTGGACTGGATGACAGCCTTTAAGTTCAGCCGTAGCCATAGGGCAAGTGAACTTAGCTATGCCACCTTTCTCAAAGTCGATAACCTGCATTGTCGCTAGAGTATCTGTGAACTCTAGGGTATGAGATAAACCGACTTCATTAAAGATAGAGTTGACCGTAGGTAGGAAGTCAGCAAGCTCAAAGTAACGATAGCCAGCAAATTTATTGTGACCAGACTTCTTTAGCTCAACGTTCTGTAACTTGACACGAGCTAGTTGAAGTTTCTGGTAAACATTCATCGAGGTCATATTATTTATCCTTGAAAGAATTTCTTATTGAAAATGATATTGTGAGATTGTGATTCCTGAATAGTTTGTACCGTTGCAGCCTCCTTTTGCTCTTTGCGAATACGATCAAAAGTCTTGCGAATGTTCGTCTTGCCCGAAGGAACATATTTAAAGTTCTGGTCTAAGATTGATGGAAAAACCTTCTTCATGCAAAGCTGTCCATTAGCAGGGAAAGTAATAGCATACACGCTAAGACTACTCCTGCATGGCGGTCTATGAAGTCAGCTAACTTATCGTCTGGATTGAATAACTTTCTCATTGGTTGCCTCTTTCTAATTCGTCTACGAGTTGAATAACTGCATCAGGTGCGTTCTGTATGGCTCTGTATGCCATAAAGATGATTTCTTTATCCGAATCTGATGCTGCTCTACGTTCTACTCTATCGATTAGTAACCGGAGACAGTACACGATCTCAGCTAGTTGCCAGTTACTAATCTCTGCTTGACTAGGATTCATCTGCCTTCTGCCTCACGGTCTTTCATTTCCTGATATAGCCAATCACCGCGATCACGTTCACGATCTTCAGCGGATTCGACGTAATCGGGTAGATGCGATTCTTTAACCAGTCGATTAACGATACCGACCAAATGTCTACGGACTGCTGCTTGTAGTTTGGCAGCATCAAACTGGAATATGGCACAAGTCTCAAGTAATAGGCAGAGTTCTTCCTCTAACCGTTCCTCACGCGACTGATTTTGTGTATCCTTGAAAAGGGCAGTCAACTCACCGGGGAAAGCATCTTGTAACGTACCGATGAGGAACTGCTCTAGCTCTTGCTTGTCGTTCATATTTAATCTCCTAGTGAATACGGCAAAAAGATAGTAAAGGAATACAGCATATTTCTAAACAAAAACATTTCTATAGAGAACTGTATCTCAATAGAAACTTTCTATAACGAAACCTTACCATCTCTGGCAGAATTATGGCTAAGAAAAAAGACTTACCAAAACAGCAACCTAAGCAACCGCAGTTATTGCCCAAGACTTCACCGCGAGGACAACCGATTGGACAGCAAAGATTCAAAACCCTTACGTCGCGGGTTAGAACGGTCTGGCTCGGAAACGATTTATAACTTTGCAACTAAGTTATGTCCGGGATGTAAGCGAACTAGGTCAGTAGCTCAGTTCGTGAATAACGATTTATGCAGGAGTTGCAACCTGCGTAACGTTAAAGTATGATTTACACACGCTTGGCGGCGTGTTTGGGTAAGCCCTAGCCGGGACTCTGCTGGTACCCACCAGTCCGCCAACACTAGACCTGCAGTCTGGTGAGAGTCTCGCCTAGGGCTTTTTTCATTTGAGGAAAGCTATGAAATTAAAGCATACACTCGGAGTTGAGTTTTCAGTTACTGGAGAAGGTTTTATTTGCCTTAAACAATTTTCTTTAGAGACACAACGAAATATCTATCTTTACATCACATTGGATCAGTTTCAACAGATGCACACTTGGGTTCATTCGAACGAAGGGTATATCAATGAAATTTGGAATAATGGGATAGATATTCATACTGAAGAAGAAGTATAGGTGGTCACATGAAAAGACCATCTTTCCAGTTCTATCCTGCTGATTGGTTGCGGGATACTGCGCTCAGGTCATGTTCTACAGGAGCAAGAGGACTGTGGATCGACATGATCTGCTATATGCATGAAGGTAATCCTTATGGACACCTGAAGGTTGGCGATAAGGTTATCCTTCCTTCTAACCTTGCTCGTATGGTTGGTGAAACCTTAGAGGTTGTTCAGGGTTGGTTAGATGAACTCAAGGTAGCTGGTGTTTACGACATTGGCGATGATGGGGTCATCATATCCAGACGAATGATCCGTGACGAAAACCTAAGAGAAATCAGGGCAAAAGGCGGGAAATTAGGTGGCAATCCTGCTCTTATGAAAGGCGATAAGGTTAACCTTGACGTTAACCACAAGGTTGAAATTGAGGATAAACAAATTCCAACCCCTTCATCTTCATCTTCATCTTCTAATAAAAAAATAATTATTACCTGTCCTGAGAATGTTTCCGAAAGCACATGGAATGATTTTGTTGCGTTAAGGAAAACTAAGAAAGCTCCAGTTACACCTACGGTGATTGACGGTATTGCTAAAGAGGCAACAAAACTTGGATGGTCTTTGGAAAGGGCTATGCAAGAGATGTGTACTCAAGGCTGGCAAGGTTTTAAGGCTGATTGGTTAAAGCCTAAAGACCAGAAATTAACTGAGACAGGCTTTGCAAGGAGACCACTATGATTGGCGATTTCTTAAACAAGCTTGAAAAAGTCCAAGGTAAACGTGGTCATTGGGTAGCCTGTTGTCCAGCGCATGAGGATAAGCGTCCTAGCCTAGCGATTACCGAGACTGACGATGGCAGGATTCTGCTGAAGTGCTTTGCTGGCTGTAGTGCTTACGAAGTGGTTTCAGCCGTAGGCATGGACTTGACTGATCTGTTTCCTAAAGATCAATCTTTTACACCCCATAACGGCAATAAACCTGTCAAGCGTCCTTTCTATGCCACAGACCTAATGAAAATAATCCATTTTGAAGCCCTTATTACGTCCATAGCGGCGTTTGATATGGCTGAGGGTAGGCAGGTATCAGACGGTGATAAAAAACGGCTTAAAACGGCTTTTACGCGAATTAACGAAGCGATGGGTTATCTATGAATTTTCGTGCAGACCTTGAGCGAGGGATTGCTGTAGAGCAAAAGGTACTAGCGATTATCAGAAAGAAACACCCATGCGCTACGTTGATTGAAGGTTTCAAGGGTTACGACATTTGGATACCGGAGATCAGACAGGGGATTGAGGTTAAGTACGATCCGATGTCAAACGAGACAGGGAACATCGTTGTAGAGATAGAAATGTCAGGAGTTCCGTCAGCATTGTTTGCGACTCAAGCAACGTGGTGGGTTTTTTACGACGGAAATGTATTTGCTTGGATAAAGCTGAGAAACATTTTTGCTTGCATCATCCTGAATAAGCTGCAATATGTAGAGTTCGTTGGTGCTGGCGACAAGAATCAAAAAAAGGCGTTTTTGATACCGAAAGAGTTACTTTTTAAGTATGGGAAAGTTGTAAAGGAAAACGATGAAAGAAAGTAAGTTGATTGAGTTAGGCTTCTCTGAAGTATCACCGGGGTTTTGGGTAGGCAGCGTATTTGCGTTAAATAAACTTTATCAACAAGGGAGACAGGATGAGTCTGGAACAGAGAGCAGCGGAGCTAGACGAAGCGAGGAGATTGAGAGTTATTAAGAGCGATTCTATTGACGTAGAGAAATATCTCCATGCTAACGATGTAACCATAAAGGTTAGGCAATGTAGGGATTTCCTAGACGCAATTAAAGAAAACTATCTAAGTACGACTAAAAATACAAAAATCCTACTGCCTTGGACTAAGACGCATGATTCTTTTGCGTTTAGATCGGGTGAGGTGACTGTTTACGCTGGTTCTAACGGTGGTGGTAAGTCCTTGCTAACCGGACAAATCGCGCTGCATCTAGTGAAGCAGGGTCAAAAGGTCTGTATCGCATCGTTTGAGATGAAGCCTGTCAAGACGATAGAGAGGATGCTCAGGCAGTTTGCAGGTGAGTATATTGATGATCCGTTAGCGTCAGACCGAGAGGCTTACATCACGAAACTTCTAGGAAGATTAGAGAAATATACGGCTGACTCTTTATACTTTTACGATCAGCAGGGAACTACGTCACCAGACAAAGTTATTGCAATGGCGAGATATTGCGCTATGGAATTAGGTGTTCAGCACGTTTTTATCGACAGCCTGATGAAGTGTGTGCGAAATGAGGATGACTTTAACGGTCAGAAGTCTTTTATCGACGAGCTAACGGCATTGGCTAGAGACCACAATATCCATATCCACCTAGTCCACCATATCCGGAAACAGGCTTCAGACGAGGTAACTCCGAATAAAAACGACCTAAAAGGCTCTGGTTCCATTAGCGATCAGGTTGATAACGTCTTTCTTGTGTGGCGCAATAAGAAGAAGGAAAACCAGAGGAACCGTGGCGAACAGATAGATGAGTCTCAGGGAGACACTTACCTAATGAACGAGAAACAGAGGAATGGCGAGGCTCAGGAGTGGTATCAGCTTTGGTATCACCAAGCTAGCCAGCAGTTTGTTGAATCGGCAGGATCAAGACCTATGGACTTTGATAACAATGGAAAATTTAGAGATTGAGCGATTTAGGTGTGAAGTGAGGCAAATTTTGGCTTGGAGAACCGCAGACAGGGATTCAGCACTAAAGTACCTGAGCGTTGTCCGGCAGAAACGTGGCGATAAGGTAGCTGACCAGCTAGAGATTGTGTGTAAGGATCAATGGTCGAGAGGAAACCGAGGCAGAAAGGGGGATTGGCGTGACTAGAGATGACACTATTAGGATGGCGCAAGAGGCTGGTGTTTCTAATGCAAATGATGTTTGGTTAGCCCACCTTGATGGGCTTGAACGCTTTGCTGATCTTGTCTCTGCTGAATGGCAAGAGAAGTGCAACACTTACATGGAACTACATGACGCTGTGGTTAAAGATTCTGACAGGCTATATGCGGCTGTAGCCAATCTCATCCGGGTCAAGGGTCGGCATAACACAGAACTTGCTTACCAGAGGTTAATTGCTGCTTACGATAAGAGGGAAAACAATGGTCTTTAAGCGCGTGGACAATAACCAGACCCAAATCGTCAAGGAATTGAGAAGGCTAGGCATGGAGGTAGTCCACTTGCATACTGTCCATCATGGCTGTCCGGATATTCTGGTGGGTTACAAAGGTAGAAACATTTTGTTAGAAATAAAGAAAGACGAAAAAGCCAAGCTAAGTCCGGATCAGGAGATATGGCACAAGATGTGGCGAGGTCAGGTAGCGGTAGTGTCTAACCCACAGGCTGCTATCAAGGCTGTAAGACTTGCCTGTAATGAAACTATTGAGGAATGATTCTTGATAGAAATAATTGTCTAACACCCATTAAATGTTTCTCGATAGAATTTCACACATGGACACAACGACTGTGTTCCCTACTAGGAGATGAGATATGTCATACCAAATGCACCTAAACAAAAGCGGATCAGGGTTCACCAGCAAAACGGCTTGCGGCAGAAACATCTTGAGAACGCCAATGTCGGTAAATTGGGAAGAATTCAAAGCCGAACGCGAAGAACACAAGTGCTTGAAGTGCAGAACCAGCAAACAAGCCGAAGTAAACACTAAGATGGATTTAAGAAAACAAAGCGTCTAAATACCGGGGGAAACCCCGGTTTCTACTATGAACTCAATCGATCCTCACGAAGCAATCAACTACATGATTAAGAACGCCAAAGCCTACGCACAAGCTAAGGCTGAGGTGACTTATCTGGAGCAGTATCGTAAGTCTAAGAAGGCTATTCTTTTCGCTAGTGCGATGGGGAATACCATTGCTGACAAAGAATCCTACGCCTATAGCCATCCAGAATACTTAGAGCTACTGGAAGGTCTTAAAGCGGCTGTAGAGGAGGCTGAGAGGCTGAGATGGATGCTGGTAGCAGCACAGGCTAGGATCGATGTGTACAGAACTCAGGAAGCTAGCAATAGGTCATTAGACCGGATTACTCAATAGGAGGAAATATGAACGAGATAGACGATACCGAACTAGCACAATGCTGCTCCTGTGGGTTTGTGGACTATTGGGATGAGATTCCAAAGGGCAGATGTCCGTGGTCTGAGGATTACCTAACCGAGTGTCCTGAGTGTGGTGAGGTTGATAATATGGCTGACTACACGGTAGAGAGGGCTGAGAGGATTGCCAAGCTGAAGGAAAAGAATGGTTTTTAGAAATAAAAAGCTCTTAGAGATACTAAGAAACTTTCCTTGCCAGCATTGCGGAAAGCAGGATGGAACGGTAGTCGCAGCACATTCAAACCAGTTGCGAGATGGTAAAGGAAAAGGTATAAAGGCTAGTGATTACAGGGTCGCTAGCCTTTGTTTTATGTGCCATGCGGAACTCGATCAGGGTAAGAATTTAAGCAAAGCAGAACGTCTAGAAATGTGGGAAGAAGCGCATAGAAAGACGATAGGTTTGCTTTTTGACAATGGACATTTACAGGTGATCCTATGAAAAAGATGACTAAGGCGCAGAAAAAGGTCGGCAAGGTTATGGGTGAGTACAAGGAAGGCACTCTCCATAGCGGTAAGGGTGGCAAGGTAGTCAAGAACCCTAAACAAGCGATTGCCATTGCTCTTAGCGAGGCTGGAATGGCTAAGAAGGGTAAGAAATGAAGCCCGGACTCTATGCCAACATTCACGCTAAACGTAAGCGCATTGAGGCTGGCAGCAAAGAGAAGATGCGGAAGCCGGGATCAGAAGGTGCGCCTACTGCTAAGGCTTTCAAACAAGCTGCTAAGACTGCTAAGGGGAAGAAAAAATGATGAAGAACGGAAAGAAGATGTCCGACAAGGAATTGCTAAAGCAGTATCTTGAGGACGAGAAAGAGAAGAAAAAGAACGGTGTGAATGAGATAGAGATTGAAATCAAAATCCCTCTTATGGGCAAAAAGAAGGGTAAAAATGGCAAAGACTGAGGCTTGGCAGCGTTCTGAGGGTAAGAACAAGAAGGGCGGTCTTAACGAAAAAGGTCGCAAGTCTTACGAAGCTGCTAATCCCGGTTCTGACCTAAAGGCTCCAGTCAAAGCTGGTGACAATCCCCGGAGAGCGAGTTTTTTAGCACGCATGGGGAATATGCCGGGGGCAGAGCGTAAGCCTAACGGTGAGCCTACTCGGTTACTCCTGAGCCTGAAAGCATGGGGAGCTAGTTCTAAAGCTGATGCTAAGGCAAAGGCTAAAGCCATTTCAGCGCGAAATAAAAAGTGAGTCATCAGAGCCAGCTAGACTTTGTAGCGATGGTTAAGCGTCGCTTTCCTCAATTCTTTTCCGATAAGAAAGTCCTAGAGGTAGGTAGTCTGGACATTAACGGTTCAGTCCGTCAGTTCTTTGATAACTGTGAGTATCTAGGCGTTGATTTAGGCGAGGGCAAGGGAGTTGACCTTGTTGCCAAGGGAGAGGAGCTAGACTTTCCTGACAAGAGTTTCAACGTCGCAATATCCTGTGAGTGTTTCGAGCATAATCCTGAATGGGTCAAGACGTTCGAGAACATGGCTAGGATGGCTTCAGGGATCGTTATTATGACCTGTGCTACGACTGGCAGGGCAGAGCATGGAACGAGGCGTACAAGCCCACAGGATGCGCCATTTTGCGGTGATTACTACAGGAACCTAACGGAACAGGATTTCCTAGAGAACTGCGACATGGACAGGTTCCTACATTACGAGTTCAGCAGTAACTCTAATCCAGCAGACCTATATTTTTGGGGCTTATGCAAGCCATAGTCATATGTCATGTAAGCAATCCGGGTATCTCGGTATTGCTAGAGAGCATCAAGGTATATGCACCTACCATCCCGGTTTACATTTATAGTGTTGACGTTGCCAGAGGAGAGAGATTCAAGCGAATCCTTCCCAATGTTATCGTCAGACCCAATACTTGTCGAAATTTTGGAGACTCATATAATGAAGCCATCAGCGACGTTTTTGGAAGGATCGCAGTCGATTCATTGATTGTGGCTAACGATGACGTAGTGCTGAATCCTCAAACTATTGAGTTATTGGGCGAGGACAGGCTGATTTTGCGGGAAAATGCTCATAAAGTAGGATTTTTGGGAGCAAGAAGCGACTATGTATTGCCAGACCAGAACATTAGGTTCCCGGTACATGACGATAGGCGGCAAGGATTGTATTGGGCTAGCGAGGGGCAGATTAAGGAAACGGCTGTCATAGCACCAATATTTGCGACGATAACGAGAGAGGCTTGGAAGGTAGCCAAGTTTCCTAGCACGAATTGGTATTCAGATAATATAATCTGCCATGACCTGCAAGAAGCGGGATTTAGGCATTTCGTAAGCAGGGCGTATGTTCACCATGCTGGATCACAGACAGTAGGGATGGACTACAAGAAATGCCATGAGGAGCCTAGAGAGTGGATCAAGGCTCACAGACCGGATATGTACGGGGTAATTTATGGCTGAGTTTCGAAAGCTACCGACACAAGCAGAACTCCAGAATATGCTCTTTATGGAGCAGATGCGGGTTAAGAATCCTCAGCAGATTGCTCAGGAGGCATTGGCTAGCGGTACGACAGTAAGTCCTATTCCAGAAAACGTATTCCAGAAGATTGCTGGTGGTGCGAGAACGTCTGGACAGTTTGTAAACCGTATTGGTACGGCTGCTGACATAGCGAAACTGTTTCCGGGTTACAAGCCTCAGACTAAGGTCACGATTCCAACAGGATATAACTTTGCTCCGAAGCAAGCTCCTACGGGTGAGATTATTCCCGGCGGGTTGCAGACTCAAGATGCAAATTTAGGTCAGGTGCTAGGTGCGATTAAACCTGCTGATGTTTTAGGTCTGACAGGGTTTGAAAAAGCGTATACAGATGTTGGTTTAGGGAAGGCTCCACAGCCATTAGACGTACTCGACGTAGCAGCGGTAGGGTATTTGCCAGCTAAGGCTGCAATGACTGGTGCGAGGGTTGGGAAAGCTGTTTTAAGCGGGGTAAGGACTGGCATGAATAGTGCCTTGCCTTCATTCGGAAAAGGATTAAAAGATGCCAAAAACTACCAAATCTCAGAAGAAGGCGGTTTCTACAACGTCACTCCCCGCCAGCTTGCAGAAAGCGGAGATGCTTTTAAGCAAGTACAGGGAATCGGGTTATACCCCGGAACTGCCGCTACCACCAGAGGAAAAGGACAAGCTATATATGGCTTTGATGAACAAGAGGCGAACCGGCAAGTTCTTGCTCGACTAAGCAATCCGCAACAAAATCCGTTACTAAACGTAGCAAACAGTTACACGCAAAGCATTTTAGGTAAGCCGTATGATCTAAATTTGAAGATGCCAGAAGGCAGTTTGGCAAAACAAAGTGGCATTGGTAGATCGTATGAGATTATGGTTGATGCGTCGAAGCAACAAAAAGACGCTGTATTCAATGCTTATGCCAATGACCCGGAATTTGCACAAATCATTCAGCAATTCAAGATTAAAAATTACGATGATTTGGTTGCAAAGTCATACCAACAATTAGAAAAAGAAACAGTAGACCAATTTAGGAAATTGCCTTTCCGTTTGCAATTCCACAGAGGTGAAGGGAATTATCTTGATTCTCCTGAAGCTGTGCGAGATATGCTTCTGCATGGCAACCTAACAGTTTACAAAGGTGGAGACCGACACGAATTTCTGCACAATATCGATAAGGAAACTGGCTTAAACAGTAATGAGATGTTCCGGGCTGTGCATGATGCGTTCGGTCATGGTATTCGAGGGAATAGCTTTGGCGCGTTAGGGGAAGAAGTGGCGTGGGGTTCTCATGCTCAAATGTATTCACCTTTAGCAAGAATTGCGATGACTAGCGAAACCCGTGGTCAGAATAGTTTTGTCAATTACACGCCAATCAATGCTCGTTTAACCGAAGCAATGGAACAATTAAGAGAAATTCAATGGAACAAAAAGCGTGAGGGGGATATTGGTGCGGTAAATGAAATTGGTCAGCTTTTGAGAGAAATGGGGAACGACACAAAATATGCAAAACAGGCTTCACTTGTTCTGCCGCCTGAGTTTACAAGGCTGGATTTTGCAGGTGGGATGCCGGAATACTTACAAACAACTCAAAAAGTACCGCTAGAAACTGCGCCAGAGGCATTAACTCATTTTAGTAAACAAGCAGGTTTGCTTGGGCTTGATCCAACAAAATACGGAACAGGGATCAAAGGTGAAGAAGCTAGAAGACTGGCGCAAACAAGAAACCCTGTGATTGGAAGAAGTTATTTTTATCGAGGGGAGCCGGGATCAGTAACGCCAGAACCCGGACTAGGAACTAATATATATACAGCAACATTGCCAAATTTATATGATATTACTGCTGATCCATTAAGTTTAGGGCGGTTGGCTAATATCCGTAATGTGACAAGTTATTCTGCAAAATATGGACAGGGTAGACGAGATGAGCCGCAGATGTTGACAGACTTAGAGCGTTTAACGAAAGAATATGGGTATGGTGGTTTACTTGATCCGTCAAAGGCTATCGTATGGAACCCAACAGCGGTTAGACAGGTAAAGTAATGCCGAACACTATTGGAGCTATCGAAACTAGCTTATATTGGCAAAAAGTTGTATTAAAGCAAACTCATAGCAAAGAGCAAAAAGAGAGAGCGCAAAGAGCGATTGAGCGTTTAGAATTAGAACTTGAGCAACTACAGCAAGACACCGAAAGGTATTGCAATTATGGAAACAGAAGAAAATAAAATAGCCGAAGAAAAAGAAAATGGATTCGGCAAGGGTAGACCTAAAGGAGCAGTAAACAAGTCTACTAAGGTCGTAAGAGAGGCTATTGCAGAGCTATTAAGCCGTAATAGTCAGTACATGGACAGATGGCTACAGAGGGTCGCAGAGGGCGATGAAGTCTTAGGCATGAAGCCTGATCCTTACAAGGCATTGGACATTATGCTGAAGATGAGTGAGTACCATATCCCTAAGCTAGCTAGGACAGAAGTAACGGGCAAGGATGGGGAAGCTCAAGAGATGGTTATCAAGTGGGGAGGAAAGAAATGAGTTACAAGCCGACTAACTGCCCTATGTGCAGCGCATTTCTGGTCAGTAATAAGTGCCTTAACTGCGGGTATCAGAAGTATGCAGTTCGATGATTTAGAGCAGTTCAAAGACTGGTGGCTAGTCAACAGACCACTAAACACGCCAGACATAAGATCATTAACGTATGTGGCAGAAACGCATGGCGTAGTTTTATACAGGCAGGGCTGTTACCAAGTTGAGATGTTTTTAGTTAAGCCAAATTCAGAAATAGAGCCGCACATACATCCAAATGTAGACTCATTTGAGGTGTACATAGGTGGCGATATTGATTTTATGTGTAATGGTCAATGGTTTGGGCAGAACATGATTGGTGATTCAATCAGGGTTTATCCGAATAGTTGGCATGGTGGGAAGTTTGGTGATAGAGGTGGTTGTTTTATTTCTGTCCAGAAATGGCTAAATGGAGTTGAGCCAAAGTTTGTAGGGGATGACTGGGTAGACCAGAAGAACACAGGTTCCTATAAAGAAAACAGGCAAACGTAAAGTGACTGAGATTGTCATAGATTATGAACCGAGGGTTCAGCAGCTAGAGATACATGATGCCATTGAGCAGCATCGTTTTACTGTGGTGGTTGCCCATCGTCGTATGGGAAAGACTGTTAGCGCAATCAATCACCTTATCAAGTCCGCTATCGAGTGCGACAAGCCAGACCCACGATTTGCCTACATTGCGCCTACCTACGGACAAGCCAAGCGAGTAGCGTGGGATTACCTTCAGAAGTACACCAGACCACTAGGAGCTACCTACAATGTCTCTGAGCTTCGTGCTGATTTCTTTGGGCGTAGGGTTAGTCTTTACGGGTCTGACAATCCTGACAGCTTGCGTGGTCAGTATTTCGATGGCGTGGTTATCGACGAAGTTGGCGATCAGAATCCGAGAATATGGAACGAGATCGTCAGACCTGCTCTTGCCGATAGGCTTGGGTGGGCTTGCTTCATTGGTACTCCTAAAGGCAATAACCATTTCGCTGAACTAGCGGACAGAGCCAAGTCTGAGCAAGGCTGGAAGTTCCTAGAGTTCAAGGCTAGCCAGACGGGAGTCCTGCCCGACTCAGAACTTAAAGCTGCCTATCGTGAGATGGGTGAGGACAGGTATAACCAAGAGTTCGAGTGTTCCTTTAACGCAGCGGTTGAGGGGTCTTACTATGGCAAGCTCATTAACGATCTTGAGAGCAACGGTCGTATTAGCGACTTTCCTACTGACGGTCTGTGCCGTAGCTTCGCTGCTTGGGATTTGGGGATCGGTGATTCGACTGCAATTTGGATTGCACAGATTGCCGGGAAAGAGGTCAGACTCATTGATTGCGTAGAGAATCATGGGGTAGGACTGGACTGGTATGTCGGTTGGTTGAAGGATAACGACTATGGGAAGTTTGACCAAATCCTGCCCCATGACGTACAGGTTAGAGAACTCGGAACAGGCAAGAGCCGTAAGGAAGTGCTGGAGGAAGCTGGACTTAGCATCACAGTCGCTCCGAGACTTAGCGTTGCCGACGGGATACAGGCTGTGCGACGTATGTTGCCGAGATGCTGGTTCAATCCGAGAACAAAGAACGGACTAGATGCGCTACGGAACTACCGTCGAGAGCATGATGAGCGTAGACAGATATTCTATGAGAAGCCTCTCCACGATTGGTCATCACACTTTGCAGACTCGTTTAGGTACTTAGCGATTGGTCTTGACGAGACAGATACTTCATGGCAGACATCGTTGCCAATTTCGACTAAATGGATTGTATAATGAGCAAAACTTAGGGGTTTGCTATGAAGATGGACGAAGGGCAGATCAAGAGTATTCTTGAGAATGAAATCGACAATGCGATTGGCTATGTCGATACCGAGACTACCGACCAACGTGCTAAGGCACTAGAGTATTACCTGCGTTATCCCTATGGCAACGAGGTAGAAGGTCGTAGCCAGATTGTGACGGGGGAAGTAGCCGAAGCGATTGACGGGTCTTTGCCTCAGCTAATCCGTGTGTTTACCACCACAGAGGATATTGTTTCCTTTGAGCCTCAGACTCCAGAAGATGAGGAGTCCGCTAGACAGGCTACAGACTACTGTAACTGGGTCTTTTACCGCGAGAATGACGGTCTAATCATCCTGCACAACTGGTTCAAAGATGCGCTGATGCAGAAGGTCGGCGTAGTCAAGGCGTACTGGGAAGCTAAGGAAGATGTCAACAAGGAAACTTACAAGAACCTGACTGAAGATGAGTTAGCTCTGCTTCTTAGCGATCCTGCTATTGAGGTGACTAGCCAAAAGGTTGAGATGCTTGATGGTGGCGTGGATATGATGGGGATGCCTATTCAGATTCCTATGTACACGGTCAAGGTCAAGAAGGTTAAGAAGTACGGCTGCGTAAAGATTGAGAACGTACCGCCGGAAGAATTCCTGATTAGCAAGTCTGCACGAACCATTGAGGATAGTCCGTTCGTAGCTCACCGTCGTTTGATGACGCGCTCAGAGCTAACGGCTATGGGGTTCGATAAGGACATTGTGGAAGGTTTGCCTAGCTATGATGACCTTCAGTACACTCCTGAACGAGTAGCTAGGTTTTCTCAAGGTGAGCAGCCGGATGAGAACATCAGCCTTGACTACACGATGCAGGTGGTTGAGGTCTACGAGTGCTATATCCAGATTGATGTGAATGGCGATGGTATAGCCGAGCTACGCAAGATTACCTATTCTGGCAACGAAATCCTCGATGACGAGGAATGTGACCTAGTTCCGTTCCACAGTCTCTGCCCTATCCCGATCCCGCATAAGTTCTTTGGTCAGTCGTTGGCAGACCGGACTATGGACATCCAGCTTATCAAGTCTACTGTTACGAGACAGATGCTTGATAACCTGTATCTGACGAACAATGCTCGTATTGCTGTGGTTGAGGGTCAGGTTAATCTGGATGATGCGCTGAACGCTACGCCGGGTGGATTGATCCGTGTGAAGTCGGGTGGTGCTATTGCGCCTATTGAGGTTCCTGCTGTAACGGCTCAGGCTTTCCCATTGCTTGAGTACATGGATGGCGTTCAGGCTAAACGAACAGGTGTTAATGACCAGCAACAGGGTCTTGATCCAGATGTACTGAACAATGTTTCCGCTACGGCTATTGCTGCGATGATGAAGTCTAACTCTGGCAAGCTGGAGTTAATCGCTCGTATCTTTGCTGAGACAGGCGTTAAGAGCTTGTTTAAGGGGATTCTGCACCTATTGGGCAAGTATCAGGATCAGGCAAAGATTGTCCGTATGCGTGGCAAGTTTGTGACGTTTGACCCTAGATCGTGGACTAACCAGTACGACGTAGCCATTAACGTTGGGTTGGGTTCAGGGGATCGTGAGCAGAAATTGGCTATGCTCCAGATGATTATGGGCAAGCAGGAGCAGATTCTGACTCAGTTCGGCGCAAGTAATCCGTTGGTTAGCGTTGCTCAGTACCGAGATACATTGGCTCGAATGATTGAAGCGGCTGGTTTCAAAGATGCTAACGCTTTCCTTAATGAGATTTCTCCAGAGTTGAATGAGCAGTTGTCTCAGCCACAGCCACCAGCACCAGATCAACAGGCAGAAGTAGCTCAGATGTTGGCTCAGGTAGAGCGTGAAAAGACCGAAGCTAAGACTCAGATCGAGGCTGCGAAGCTAGACCTAGAGCGTCAGTCGTTAGAGGCTGAGTTTACCCGTAAGGGCATGGAAATGAGCATGAAAGCCCAACAGCAAGAGGCTGACATGAGGATTCGTGAGGCTGAGTTAGCGG